ATCTTGCAGATATCAGCCGCACTACCTTGAACTACGGCGTTAATCGCCTGCCTCTCGGCTCTAGAGCGCTTCTCATCGTCTGTGGACTTAATATCGGGCAAACGACGCCTACGACCTGTCAGGGTCTTTACATAGCCTTTGGCACGGGCTTGAGAGATGACGTGGCGTTTCCACTGAGTCAAACCTGCAAACTGCTCGTAGTAGCGGTTGATCATGTACTTAGCACGGTCTTCAGGGATACCTGTAGTGCGAGCCAGTTTCATGTAGCCACCGCCGTATGCCGTAAGGAAGTTAACCCCCTTACCAATTTGGCGCTCTTCACTAGTCACCTCTGATACGTCTTTACCAAACAGCAGAGCCGCCGCACCTGCGTGAATGTCAATGTCATTGTTAAAGATGTGGATCAACTCAGGATCCTTAGAGAACATTGCCATGACTCGGAGTTCAATTTGGTCATAGTCAGCCACCATCAAGGTGTACCCCTCAGGGGCAATGAAGAGACTACGAATGCTGGACTCACGTGGGATGTTCTGCAAGTTTGGATTAGACGCAGACAGACGACCTGTAGCGGTTCGGTGTAGGTTGTATGACGGGTGCAACCTACCTTTAGACAACTTAGGTAACAAGCCATCAACATAGGTTGACTTCAACTTCTGTGTTTCCGACCATTGTAGGAGGAGTGTCAACGCTGGGTGTTTTGACTCTAAGCGCTTCAGCGACTCTTCGTCTACTGATGGTGCCCCACCTTTTGTTTCTTTAAATGGTTTTAGTCCCAAACCGCCTTCACGCTTCTTGTTAAACAAGAACGCTTGCTTATGTTTTGTGGAGTCAGGATTAAAGCCAATAGGTGCGTAGTTAGACAACTCCAGCAAGATGTCACGCATCTTCCCATCTAACTCTTTTCCCAACCGCTTAAGTTGGTGTGAGTCAACTGGGATCCCTTCATTCTCCATCTGCATAAGTACACGAAGAACGTCAGAGTCTTGGATAACTACTCGCTTTAAGTCATCTTGGTTCTTAATGGCATTCCACAAACGCTCGTACAGCATCCATGTCCAGCGAGCGTCAAGGTGTACATAACGAGCCGCTACGTCAAATGGCACCTCATCAATGATCTTGCCCAACTTACCTTCTCGGAAGTAAGCGTCATGCTTACCGTAGTTGTGTTGAATAAGATTTTCTAACGAGTACGACATCATGTTCTCATCTAGAGCGTGTTGTAATAACATCGTGTCCCTAAATGGGGCTGTTGGCATATCTTCGTAATACTTACTGATGGAGCGAGCGTCAAACTTTACGTTGTGACCTACTTTGATGAGGTCACTAAAAAACAGAGGCTTCAGTGTTTCAAAGACAATTGAACGAGACAACTGTTCTGGCGCTGGTGCGTACTCAGCAGGTATGTGATAACGAGCCTTGGCAGTTGACTCTTGTCCGTTCTTAAGTACCTTGCGATAACCCTCAGGTGGTACGGTGGTACCGTCACCAATCTCTTCAGGTTTAATGATGACACCACGACTATGCCCCATCGGGATAGCCCATGAGTGACCTTTGGTAGCAATACCAATCCAAAACACTTCATTGCGCAATGGGTCAAGCGCAAGCATCTTGCGATAATCCGCTTCTATCTTCTCTCGTGCTTTACGAGAGATGTCAGGAGACGGGTTCTTTAACTTTGAGACGTGCGCTTTCCATTCCTTTTCAATGTGCTCAAGAAGGTCGGGATGGCGAGAAAGGATTCCACGGGACTCAATGTCAAACGCAAAAGCCCCAACACTTTGGATAATGGAGATGATTTCATGTAACTCTTCGGTGGTAGACACAACATGGGGCGCTTGGCGCCCCATGTCGTTGCCTTTACTAATTGTCACGGCTTAGTTGTCGTAGCCGAGTTCTTCTGATGCAATCTGCACCAAGTCACGCTTGGAAGGCACCTGAATGATGTCTTCGGTGTAAGCCGTTTCGGCAAACTCAGCGAGTTGGGCGCTAGTCAATGGAGCAAGACCCCATTCTTCAAGATCAGCCGCTTTGACCATCTGAAGCAAGGTGGACGATGTTGCGCCCTTACCTGTGCGTGAGATAGCCCAGTAGTGCTTATCAAGAGGACCAGTGCGGTCGCTGTTGTGGAAGTTCTTCAACTGGTCAATGACTCGTGGACCAATCTCCAATGAACGAAGTGCTGGTTCTTCACCTTCGGTGAGAAGTGCAACGTTGAAGTTGTGACGCTTGGATGGACGGTTGCCTGCTTTGCAAAGTGGGCAATCTTCTCCGATACAAACGAATGACTTCTGACCAGAGCGCTCAAGCCAGTGCTGACCATACGAAGCGTATGGAGCATCACCAATGAACTTGATGATCTGAGTGTCTTCGGACAACTTAAGACGGACGGCGTAGTTGCTGTCACCAGTCTTTACGGAATCAACACCACTCCATCCACTACGGACAACACGGCGTGCTTTTGGAGCATCGTCTTCATCCAAAGTCACTGCTGGACGTGGCTTGCGGGTAATTTCTTCATCCCCAGCGGACTGGGCAGGCTTCTTGCGAACAACAGGTTGGAACTCTGTCTCGTCATCTTCAAAGTCGGTAAATGGCATCGTTTTTCTTTCTGTGATTATTTTGGATAGTTTTTTGCTGTGTGCTCCGCAAACTTCTTCCAGTCTGCTTCCGCAGTACCTAGTTTGAATGTTTGCATTGCTTCAAGTAGGAACTCTACCTGAGGTCTGCTGTATAACCTACGTCCTTTTGTAGATTTGTTAGGAATTTGTACGCCCTTAGGAGTAGGCGTACGGTACGTGGCTTTTGGTATCCAACCACGTGACTCCCACATACGAATCGTTACAGGTCGTCTGTTTACAGCAATTGCTAACTGACCAATGGTGAACATTTGTACTTCTTCACCATTGATCCGAAAGACTTTGTAGCGAGCGCCATTAAAGCGATCACTTAAATGTGAATCTTGTTTCTTCTTAGTTGATGGACGGTTTTTGGGCGCACGAGATCCTGGAAAGTCGGGCAGGTCGCCAAACATGTCAAGTGCTTTATCGCTCACGCTTTAAATGCCCACGTTTCTTTTTCAACATAGAACGAAGTAATTGTCTCTTCATGGTCTTTGTTTTCCCATGCAAACTTAACAAGGTTGTCTTCGTCTACAACTTCAACAACTTTCTTGATGGCATCCCAATAACCATTAGAGCGTGCCCATTGCTCTACAGCCGTAACGTCTAATGAACGAGACACACGGCGCTCACGCTTCAACTCATAGGCACCAACTTTCAACCACTGGTGTCCTTTATCATCGGCGTAGCCAAAGACAGTGACAGCCTCGGTCAATTGCTTTTTCATTTCGTTGTGGCGCTTCTCAAGAATTTCAATAGTCTCTTTGGACTTCTTATATTCTTCTGCGAGTCGCTCCATGTGAACCTCATCAAAATTCTTGATGATTGATTCTTCTGCTGGTTTTTCTCTCTTTACTGTTGCCATATTAAACCTCCGAGTTGGATATGAAGTCTGAAAGTGTACCGATAGTCAATTCAAATTTGCCTTGACTGTCATAATTTCCGTCAATGAAAGCCTCATTGATGCCACGCTTCTGTTGAAGCATTTCATACTGGCGCTCTTCAATGGAACCTTTCATAACGAATGAAGCCACGGTAACATGGGGGTGTAACGAAGATAGACGGATGATCCGAGCCTCTCGTTGATCTAGTTTTCCAGCGCTCCATGGCAGGTCATAGGAGATGAGGTAGTTGGCGTTGGGCAAGTCCACACCGTACCCACCAGCGTCTGAGGACAGGAATAGGCGAGTATGTGGATCCGTAGCAAACTGCTGTTTGGCGGCATCTCGCTCTTCGGCAGTCATACCACCCATGAACAACACACTGTTTGTTAGCGGGCGCATAGCCTCTTGAATCAATCTTAAGTTCTGTTTAAAGAATGAGAAAAGAACAACCTTGCTATCGGGATCCCCTGACAAGATGTCTGAGACGTACTCAAGAACCGATGCCAGTTTCGGAGACTTTGCGTTGTCAGGCAACCAGCCAGCCTTAATGATCTTGTCTGCGTATTGGCTTCCATCGGTACCACGTGATTCACGGAACTTACGAGCAGAGTCACGGACAAGGGCAGGATTGTCGCACAGCATGCGCAAGATAGTTAAGCGAGACATGATTTGCCCTTGTGCTTCTCCGCCTCCGTCACCACCGTTGTAATGAGACCAAAGGTCAAAACCACGACCATGAGTAGCAATTGCATTGTTAATTTCTTTAATCAAATCTTTAGCAATAGTTTGATATGCAATAGAACCAGCGTTATCAAAAGATACAGGTATGACTTGATGAATGACTTTTGGTAGTTGGTCTGCGATGTCTGCTCGTGTTTTGCGGACCATGGACTCGGTAAGGCTGTCTTGCAACTGCTTGAGGTTGCGGTAACGCATTGGCTTACCGTAGTGGTCACGAACAATAAATGTGCGGTCAAAGATGTCAAAACGACCTAGCACGGTCTTATCAACAAATTCCATAATTGAAAATAGTTCTTCTGGTTTGTTTTCAATTGGTTGACCAGTCAATGCAAATCGGTAGTGACATTTAGAGCCAAGGCGCTTAAGCAATTTGGAACGCTTTGCTTTAGGTGACTTGATGATGGTGGCTTCATCAATAACCATTGCATCACAACTCAACGACAAGAACTCCTTCTCATCTTTGACCAGCATCTCAGGGTTAACGATGACATACCGACAACGTAAAGCACTACGCCATAGAGGTGTTCGTGCAGTTTTAGATCCGTCAATAACAATTGCTTTTGAGTTAGTGAACTTCTTAATCTCACGAAGCCACTGGAACTTGAGTGATGATGGAACAACTACGGCTACACGATCAATCTCTCCATCTTCAAACAACCGCTCAATAGCGGCGAGAGTGGTGGGGGTCTTTCCAGCACCCATCACCATGGCAAGCATCATCTGTCCACGATCCACCATGCGTTCCATGGCTTCTTGTTGGAACGGATAAAGGGTGCCGTTAAAAGTCATTGCATCCACCAAGGAACAACTGAAGCAGATGTAACAGCGTGATTGACTTCCTCATCCGTCATATCACCGATGTCTTTTGCATCAGTCTTGTCATAGTTCAAAAAGAAGATACCGTCACGGAATCGTGGAAGGTTCTTAAGCAAGAACTTTGCTGACTCCACTCCTGCTTTGTCGTTGTCCATAGCAATGATTACTCGCTCTGCCAAAGTGGTAACTAACTGCATCTGTTCTTTACTGACATGCGCACCGAACGTGGCGAGGGCCTGTATTCCCCCGAATGATGATGCAAACCTCACCACGTCCAGTGGCGACTCAACAAGAACGGCTGTTCTTGATTGGAATCGCTCAACACCAAACAATGTGTGACTCTTCTTCACACCTGCTGGGTTGTTGTTGAAATAGTTGAAACCTTTTTCTTGCCATCCCATGAGTTCCCCGAGTGGAGAAACAATAGGGATAACCCAGGCTTTCTTAAGCATGTTCCACTTAATACCGTGAGCAGTTGCTACATCGGCATCAAGATGACGTTGTACTAATTCTCTATGAGGTACTGGTGCAAAACGGCTGTATGAAACCCAGTCAATATCAGGTTGAAACTCAACACGTTCTGGTGCTGTCAAACGATTGATACCAGTCTCAATGAGTAACTGGTTAACGGCTGACACGCTATCAGGGTTACCTGTTAGTTCAGAGACCAATCCAGCAAGAGTCCCACGGGCACCACATGAGTGGCAAATCCATAGTCCACTCTCTGCGTTCATTGACCATGATGGCGAACCGTCTGCACGTCCTGTGCGCTTCTCATGAACAGGACAGCAACCTGAAATCTCACGACCATTGGTTCGGCGTACATCTACGCCAAGTTCTAGAAGAACGCTTGAGAGATCAGTAGTACCAGTTGTCTGTGTCGCCATCTTCATTTTCATCCACCTCCGTAAAGTTCATGTTTTCCCAATCCCATTTGATCCTGACCTCACCCTTAGGTGATGACCGTGACAAGATAACCCGAATGATTGCTTGATTATCAATATCAGGATCTGATTCCACACCGAGCACAAGGTCTGAGTCTTGTGCGAATGATGATGTGTAACCAATTGCTTCCGCCGTAATCTGTCGTGACTTCTTGTTTCCAAGTTTCCACGACAACACCTGTGTTGTCCCGATGATAGGGATATCAAAACGCTGTGCCAACCTCTTAAGGGCACGTGTGATATTTGTCAACGCCTGAGGTGAGCCTTTTGGTTCTCCGTTCTCATCGTCCATCAAGTAAACACCGTCAACGATGAGCAAGCGTGGTCTGTGCTGTTGTACTTTTCCAGCAAGCGCACTTACAGTTGTTAACGAATGTGTATCTTCCGTCATGATAAACGGGTGCATGTTCTTACGAATGCTTAATGCTTTTCCAATGCGCTCCATGTCTTGAACAGTCAAGTCACCTCGGATGATTCGTGTATGTGGCACTCCTGAAATGATGGCGTCATAACGAGCCGCTTGTTCTTCAATACTCATTTCAAACGAAACATACATTGGCGTGATGCCGTGGTTGTGAGCCGCATCCGCCATGATCAGGGTCATTAATGATTTACCCTTTTTTGCTTCACCAACGAACGTAACCAACTGCTGAGGCCGAAGACCAGCAGTGATCCGATCAAGACCCAAGAAGCCTGTCGGAATGCCACGAAGACCGTTCGGGGTGTTACGCATTTCTTCATACTTTGCTAACCGTCCTTCCCATGATTCCATGAGATCAATATCTCGGAGGCGTGCAACCTCCACTGATGCTTTTTGTAAACCTTCTGAAAGTTTGTTGAACGCTTCTTCTGTCTCATTGCTATTTAGTGATGGGAGAGCAGATGTAATGGCGTTAACCAAGTGCTGGTGTTTGTAGGCAACATAAATCTCATCAACGAGTGCTTGAAATGGTTCGTTTTCAGCGTTAAGCAAACGAATGTCTGCGTACTGTTGTTTGAATACACGTGCAGTTGGAACCACGCTGTACTCACGCCAATAGTCAAGAACCCATAACCAAATGTCAGACCACTCACCACTGAAGTGGTCTGGTCGTAGCCCTGCATCAATGACTTCGCTTAGATCGGCAGTCTGAATGACCTTGCTGATTAGAAGATGTTCAGTTGATGCCATTAAAGAACCCAAGCGCTAGTGGAGGATGAAACTGTTGCACGAATACCAAGTATGGAGGCTTGTTCTTGGTGCGGGACGAAGATTGTACGGACTGAGCGCTTGAAACGCAAATCATATTCAAGATCATTTATGGTTTTGTAATAAATAACTGGTAGTGACATGTCTTTGCGGTGTAACCAGTTATCCACAGCGTCAACAGCGTCTTCTGACAAAAACGTGTACACCTCTGCACCAATGCCCAAACGATGAGTGGTGTCGTACAAAGACTTCAATGGAAGATCATTAGGTTTCCATAACTTCAATACACGTTCCCAATTGTTACGTGCTTGATACAAAGCACTTCCAATGCCTTTTAATCCATCAGGTGGTGTTGCAAGAAGGTCTTCAAAAATGACGCCATAACCAATGTCATCGTATGATTGGATGTCATTACCAAGCATCAGTCTTTTGTCCTGTAATCTTCGCCAGTGATGCCAAGCATGTAGCAAGACTGCTTAATGATTGAGTACACACGTGGACTGTAGATAGCGGACAACTTGTCTGGGATTATCTCAGTTGTAAAAATTGTTGGCAACTGCATTTCATAACGAGACTCAATCATGTTTGACACAGTCTTTGCCATGTATTCAGTTAAACGATCAGAGTTCAAGTTGTCAATTACAACGATGTCATAAACACGGCGCATGTACTTAAGCAAGTTTGGATCGCCATACATTTCAGGCAACTCTCCATCGTTGTTGCGTGAGTCATGAACCATCTCAGTAAAGATGTCATACGACAAAAACAAACCACTGAGTTCATGTTTTGAAACAACATCACGCAAAGCGGCTACAGCCATGTGTGTTTTACCAAGACCAGTTTTACCGTAGATGTATAAACCCATCCCATCTTCCATACGTTTATCAACGTTGGTCGCCCATTTCTCAATGGCTTTCTTAAAGTCTTCAGAGCCTTGTTCAAGGTCGTAGTTGTTGAATGTGCAGTTCTTATAGCGAGGAGGTACACGCAAGTTCCTCAAACGTTCTTCTACTGGGCGGTTGCGCCAGTACTTGTTACTCTTCCAATCAGTCATTTGTCATCCGTTTTGTGAGGGGGTACCGATGATACCGCACAGCGATGGTCTAAGAAGGTATGCGGATCTAAAAAATAAAGATCACAGCAAATGCAATGTATGAACGATTTACTCTTTGGTAAGTCGGGGGTCAATTGAAATTGAGGTTGGCTGATCGTTTTCTTTGACATGCATCTCCTTTGCATATTTGTCTAAGTTTGCTAAGAACGCTCTCCATGGCGCTACGTCTGCTGGC